ACAGCAATCGGAGCTAGAGCAATGCAAGGTGGTGCTGGCGGTGCAACAGGAAATGTTGCGGTTGGAATGGATGCAGGGTATTCATTGACTTCTGCAGATTATGTTACCGCAGTAGGGCTTAATGCAGTTAATGCAAACCAAACCAATGATTACCTGACTGGAGTTGGATATAATTCTTTAAGATATATAACTTCTGGTAATGATGCATGTGCAGTTGGTGCTAATACTTTATCTAGTTCTTCTAATACTAATGCAAATGGAAATCATGCATTTGGGTATCATGCTTTTCATGGGGTAACTACTGGGGGTGATGGCCTAGTTGCAGTAGGAAGGCAAGCAGGAAATTCTCAAACTACTGCTGATCAAAGTGTATATGTAGGTAAATCTGCAGGTTGGGGAGCTAATTCAGGACAATCTGTTGGAGTAGGTAGGAGAGCCTTGCAAGGAGTAAGTACAGGAAATGGTAATACTGCAATAGGATTCCAGACTATGTATAGTGGTCCGGGTACTGGTGCAAACAATACTTATGTAGGAGCATATTGTGGACAATCTACTAGTGGTAGTAATAATTTCGGTCTTGGTTATCAAGCGGCTTATTCAGGTTCACCTGGTGGTGCACCTGCAGGTAATAACGAAGGGTATTTAGGAGATGAAAATATCACAACCATTAATGCTCAAGTAGGTATTACTGCGGCTTCAGATAAAAGAGATAAAAATGATATAGAACCATTAACCTTGGGATTAGAATTTATTAATAAATTAGAACCAGTAACTTATCGTTGGGATAAACGTACAAAATATATTAAGAAATATATGCTAGATTTACCTAAAGATGATCCAGATTTTGTTGATCTAGATGATGTGGTACATGATGGAACACATACAGAACCACAACTACATGCAGGTTTATTAGCACAAGACGTAGAAGAAATTGAACAATCATATGGATTTGATAAGGAAGACAAAACAGCATTAGTTACTACTCTTTCAGGTGATGGAAAGGCATACAGTCTTCAATATGAAAGATTTGTACCAATGTTAATTAAATCAGTACAAGAACTATCTACTCAGGTAGAAAGTTTAAAAGAAGAAATAGAGGAATTAAAAAATGACTGAAAATAGATATGGTGGATCAGCTAGTTATACAGTACAACATGTATTGAATCAAATAGATGATCATGTAGCAATGATAGAAGACCTTAATACTAATGGAACTAATCATTATAATCTTCCAACACCAGAAACACAAGAAGCGGCTAATTATCAAATGAGAAATTATATTGATGCAATTGCAGCTTATCTAGCATGGGATGGAAAAGATAATATAACTGGAGACCCTCTTCCACCTAATATGGAACCAGATATGGTTGGTTGGAAAAATGATGGTGGTGATGATTCAGCTTATATAGCAGCTATGGCATTAGGTGAAGCATACATAACAGAAAATACATAGGATAAACTATGGCAGCAACCAAAATAACATCAAGAGTATTGGCAGATGATGCAGTAGTTAGAGCAACATTAGGTGATGATGCAATTGGAACTGCAGAGATTGCAGATGATGCAGTAACTGGAGCATTAATTGAAGATAATGTTGCACTTGCTGGAAATCCTACAACTACAACTCAATCACTTGGTAATTCTAGTACGCGTATCGCAACTACAGCTTTCGTACAAGCTGCAGTAGATGCTGATATAGACGCACTTATAGATTCGGCTCCAGGAACAATGAATACCCTGGATGAAATCGCAGCAGCCCTTAATGATGATCCTACTTTTACTACAACAGTTAATAACGCTATAGCACTCAAAGCTCCTTTAGCTAATCCCACATTTACAGGTAACGCAACATTTGATACAAATACTTTATATGTAGATGGTTCAAATAATAGGGTTGGTATAGGAAATACAGCTCCTGATGTATTATTAGAAGTGGCAGGAGCTCATACTTCTAGTATAGGAATGCTCCATGTTGATTCTTCAGATCATGCATTTATATCTTTAGATGCTGCTAGTTCTAGTCATGATAAAGGTATTTATTTTCAAGAAGCTGGAACTGCTCAAGTAATTATAGATCACGATGGTTCTGCAAATGAATTAAGAATACACGATGGTACTAATACCCACATGGTTATTGAAGACGGTGGAAATGTTGGTATAGGAACAACGGGCCCAGCAAAACCTTTACATATTTCTAGTTCAGACAATCAACCATTAAGAGTTGAATCAACAGATGCGTATTCAGGAATAGAACTAAAAGATAATGGTAGTGCAACTTTACCACCATTAATATCAGCTTTATCAGATGATTTTATTTTTTATGGTGGACATGCGAGTGCAAGACCAGCACTTATGTTTATGGATTCTTCAACTGGAAATGTTGGTATAGGAGAAACCTCTCCAGACTATCAACTACATATAGCAGGTGCTGGCGATCTTCTTGTTGAAGATACAGGTAATGGTTCTGCTCACATAAGACTAAGAAGCAGTAATAGTGGTACTGCTACTTCTAATTGGAAACTAAAAACTAGTAATAACAATTATTTTTATATAGACAATGACACTGGCAGTGCTGGTACTGCAATTGCTATTGATAATACAGGCAAAGTTGGTATAGGAACCTCGAGTCCATCTCAGGCTCTTGACCTTCAAGGTTATTTTAAAATGGCAAGTAACCGAACTGACGATGCTGAAAAACACGCTAAACTTATGGGCATACCCTACGATAGTGGAAGCACAAGTGATATTGCAGGTTTATATATCAATGGCCATGTTGGGGGCAATTTCCTTAGATATGGTGGTGGTGTAGATGCAACAAGTGCAGCAACAAATCATTCTTTTTATACAGCATCTTTAACAACAGGAGCATACGAAGGAACTCGTAGATTATACATTGATAATAATGGTATAGAAGTTACAGGATATTGTGATGCCGACAACTTTAAAATTAATGGTGCACAAGGTAGTGATGGACAAGTACTAACTTCAACAGGAAGTGGAGTAGCTTGGGAAGATGCAGGTGGTGGTGGAGTAACAAGTCTAGTAGAAACCAATTCAATCTGGCTTGGTAACGATCCATCATCAACCACAAATGACGCACAAAAGAATGTGGCAGTTGGAACGACAGCACTTGATGCTATAACAAGCGGAGATTACAATACTGCAGTTGGCTACAATTCTTTAACAAATCTAGAAGGTGGTTCACAAAATAATTGTTTTGGATCTCAATCCGGAGAAGATATAACATCCGGTAATTATAATGTAGCCATAGGACAAGCATCATTAGCAGCTAATCAAGACGGATCAAATAATGTAGCTATAGGTGATAATTCAATTCAATTTCCAACAACTGTTAATAATGCCATTGGTATAGGTCCAGATTCCGGAAGATGGGCTACTGGTGCATATAATATAGGAATAGGAACTGGTTCAATACGCGCGCAAAGTGGTTCATCTGGTAGTGAAAATGTAGCAATGGGTAGAGATACTCTATATGATCTAACCACTGGTTCTGGAAATACCGCAATTGGACATGAATCCGGAATGAATATTAGTTCCGGAAATGAAAATGTTGCAGTTGGTAAATTGTGTTTGGCTACCCAAAATACTGGAAGTGGAAGTACTGCAGTTGGTTTTACTGCAATGCGATATAACGTATCTGGCGGTAATAACACGGCTGTTGGACATGCAGCTTTAAGAGATTGCACAGCTAGCAATAATACAGCTCTTGGATCTGCGGCCGGTGCTAACGTTGAAACCGGATCAGAAAATGTATTTATTGGAGGATTCGCAGGTGATGCCGTTACTACTGCTTATGGTCATGTATTCATAGGACATAATGCTGGAACAAATTATGGAACTTCCGGTAATGCAGTTAATAATACTATAATAGGTAGAAGCGCAGGAGAAAGTTCAACATCTGGTGGTAGTAATACATTCGTAGGAAATAGTGCAGGAGCAGATTATAATAGTGCAACTACATCATGTAGTGTATTTATTGGTGCAAGTGCAGGAAGAGGACCGATAGTTGGTTATCACAATGTCGCGATTGGTATGAATGCATTTGGTAATACAGGCTCAGGTAAAGGAACAAATGCTTATGGCAATACTTATGTTGGCCATTATGGTGGGTATCACACAACTTCTGGCGATTATAATACAAGTTTGGGGAAAGATGCCGGTATGGAAATTACCACTGGTAATAATAATTTATTATTAGGCTATCAAGCGGGTAAATCAACCTCACCATCAGGGGAAGTTAATACAGCTAGTAATATCCTATGTTTAGGAGACAACAATATAACTAATTTTTATTGTGCTGATACAAGTATTGCTAGTTCAGATGAAAGAGATAAAACAGATATAACTAACTTTACAGGCGGTTTAGATTGGATAAAAGCCATGCGTCCTGTAACTTATAAATGGGATAAAAGAGTTTGGTATGTTGATGAAGAAGAATGGGATGAAACAGGAGAAAATCTAATAACACCAGCTGGAACTTCAGCAGACATTTTAGCGGCCGTTCCTGATGGAACACATAAAAAAGATTCAATACAAGTTGGATTATTATCACAAGAAGTTTTAACTATAGAACAAGCTAATGGTTTTGGAAGTAATAACGATACTAGCCTTTTAGTAGATTTATCTGAAGATGAAACATCTTATGGATTAAAATATTCAAGATTAGTTCCAATACTTATAAGTGCAATGAAAGAACAACAAACAATTATTGATGATTTAAAATCCAGAATAGAAACATTAGAAGGATAATATGGCATTAACAAAGATACCAAATAATTTAATCACAGCCGATGCTATCGATGGAACATTAATTGCTAACAATGCAATTAATTCAGAACATTATACTGACGGTTCAATAGATACAGTACATATTGGTGCAGATCAAATAACAGCTGATTTAATTGCCGATGATGCAGTAGGAAGTGAACATATCCAAGATAATAATATACTAACAGCAGCAATTGGAAATGATCAAGTTACTACAGCAAAGATTAATGATGGAGATATAACAAACGCTTTAATGGCAGATGATGCTATAGGAATAGCAGAATTATCTGCAACAGGATCAGCTAGTTCTTCTACTTATTTAAGAGGAGATAATTCATGGGCAGCAATTTCTTCCTCACCAATAACAGCACTAAACAACGCAACAGCAAACGAATTGGTAACAGTAGGAAGTACAACTACAGAATTAGATTCAGAAAGTGGTTTAACTTTTGATGGAACAACTTTAGGTCTAAATGCAACAGGAGATATAGGAATACACATAAGAGCAGATACTGACAATTCTGGAGAAGGTGATAATCCTTTTCTTAGTTTTGGACAAGATGGTTCATCAGCAAAACAATTTTATATGGGACTAGAAGGAGTTGCAGGTACACAAGCTACTGGCACTTTGTCTAATGCCGCTTTTATTCGTGCTAATAATGATGCTACACAACCACTTCAGCTAGCTCATATGGATTCTGTTGTTGCTACATTTAGAAGTGGAAATGTTGGTATTAATACTTCAAGCCCAGATTATAAATTAACAATACAGGGTAGTGGTACTACTATGAACGATGGATCTGGTGCATGCCTCCAGGTACATTCTACAGACAATACAACTTCAATGGTAATGCTTGGTTCTGCAGCTGATCCGAATGCAGCTGGAATTGGATATCACAGAGGTAATAGTAGATTGTGGATAACTGCAGGTGGTGGTTCAGAAAATGCTTCATCAGGTGCATTTACTTTAAATGGTGCTGGAAATGTTACTATAGGAACAACATCAGTGATTAATAATGCAAGACTTACAGTTGATAATACAGGTGGAGAAGTAGGAATATCTTTATCAGAAGATGGTACATCTAATACTGCAATTTGGGGACTAACTGCACTTAACGCTATTGGTACAAGAACTAATCATCCATTTGTGTTAAGAACGAATGATACTGATAGAATGATTATCAGTAACAGTGGTAACATTTCAACATACCCTCCTGCGGGCAATCATTTTGTAATAAACGAAAATGGTGTTGATTCTGACTTCAGAGTTGAATCAGATGGTAACCCTCATATGATTTCTGTGGATGGTGGGAATAATCGTGTTGGTATAGGTGGAGCACCTTCTAGTCATACTCTTGAAGTAACTGGAACTATTTCAGGTAATGCTGGAATTTATGCAGCAACTATGTTCCAAATTACAGGTGGAAGATACTGGACATTTAGAGAAAGTGGAAATGATTGCCAAATTTATTCCGGTTCTAATGGCGCAGTTCCTTTAGAGATCAAAAATGATGGAACAATTATTATTGATAATATTGCTTCATCTTCTGGAGCAGGAACTGCAGGAGTAATAGCTCACCATACTAATAACAATATGTATATTAGAGGTGGAACAGAATCATTAGTTTTAGGTGGTGGTTCTTCTAGTGAAGCTTCACGCGGTAGTATATCTATTCCGGAAGGAAATAATAATATGGACTTCAAGATATCTGATACTACTAGATTTCGTGTAAGACATGATGGAATGACATTTATGGGTCCAAATACTTCAGGACAAATGCATGTTAGTTATAATAGTAGTTATGTGACAATGGCAGATGATGCGACTATAACTTTAAGTTCAGTTGCTAATACTGGTTGTCTAATTTCTATTGGTTCTTATAGAAAAAGTGGACAAAATGTTGCATATGCTCATGCATTGATCTTTCTTGGATATCATATAGGAACTACAGCTGGAACTATAATTGCTGATCCAGTAGGATTTTTACGAAATTCTGATACCGATGGTTATATGTGTGTTTATAAAACAGCAGGCAATGGAAATGTAACAGTAAAAAATAGATTAGGTATAAGTAATAATGTTTCAATTACAATACATAGATACTTAGGTAATTAATAGAGGAAAATAATATGGCTTTAACATATAAAATTAAAACTTTTGAAGTAGATGACAATGAAGCATCAAAAACAAGAGTAGGATTTACAGTCGAAGATGATAGTGATGGTTCATTATTCTTAATTGACAAGCTCGTTACTACGGGAAGTAAAACTGATAATGCTATTACTCAAGAAGCATATACTGCAGCACAGACTGAAGTTAATGAATGGGTAGCTAGTAGAGCAAATATTGGTAAAACTTGGAATCCTGATACAAACGCAATAGAATAAGTATAAATAGTAGTATGCCAGTATCAGAAACAGCACCAATCTCAATTAAAACAGCCGCAGGAAGTGGTAGATCTATCGATACGGATGGACGTACAGATATTACTTCAGGTAGTTTAGTTACCTTATCAACGGGTGATGTAGTTACTGCTGGAAATACAATTGATGGATCAACACCTCATGGAATGTTAGAATTTTTAGGATATACCCATAGATGGTATCAAACTGGTACTGTAGATGAGGTGCAATCAGGTAAAATCACTACTTGGAAATTATTACTAACTGATTATACACCAGATAATGTTGGTGGTACAATTACCGATATTGTGACTTACCCAGGTGGAACAGGTCTAAGATTATTCTGGTCTGGTTCTCGTAATGATAGTTGGACAAGTCTAAAGATTGGTGCAACAGAAGGAAGTGCAATTACAGTTACAAGAGCTTCTATGACCCACGATGGGCTAGTCCATAAAACTTCGCAGACAGGTGGTGGCACATATATTACTAATACTGATGGTGCTTCAATGTTTTTTGAAATAATAGCTTAACATCTTAATTTATATTATGAATCTATTGAATTTGAATCTTCCTAGATGTCATTTCCACACTTTAATTGAATTAGCCAAATCTGGCCACAATGTATATACTAATTGGAACCAAGCATACGCATATGAAACTTCTCTTGGTATAAAATGTTTAACCGAAGAAGAAAATACATTAATTTATCAAACAGCTTCTCCAGTAAATATTTCAAAAAACACTGCTTTTGTAGAACAACTTATTGATAAGTATAATATTGATATTCTTCAAGTTTGCATCCCAACATGTTCTTATTTGCATACTGATTTAAAAGATAAGGTTAAATATATTGGTCCACCAGAAGAAGTATCTCTCTTAGAAACAAATAAATTGTATGCAAAAGATATAGCCAAACAACTTGGAATAAAAGTTCCTGATATTATTAAGCGTGGAAAATATTTTGATAAAGATTATTGTAAAGGTCTTACATTTCCTTGTGTAGAAAAACCATCTCATCGTTGGGCACCAGCAGTAATAATTAATAGCCAAGAAGAAGCTGCAGAGGCCATAAACAAAGTTGAAAGAAGAGATTGGCCAAGAGATACCGATAGTGATTATTATATAGAAGAATATTTACATGATATGATAGAAACAAATGTATTTTTTGTAATCTCAAATGGGAAATATGCTATTACTCATACCCAGGAGATAATAGGTGAAGGTTTAAATAAAACTATAAATGGTGATGTATGGTATTTCAATACCTATATTAAACCATTAAGTCCTTCTATAGATAAAATAGTTAGACAAGAAGCTGAAAAATATCTAGATCACATTGCTAAAATGGGTGGAAGTTGGGAAGGAAGTTTTTGTGGGGCATATGTTTCAGGAGAATGGTATTTTCTAGAAACAAATGTAAGGCCGGATATATTTAATAGTACACCTATATTCATGACTGGTGATGAATATCTAAAAGGTATGTTTGAAGATGTATCATTATTTGAAAAGGCTTGGAAAGATAAAACCTGTCAAAAGCTTTTAATTACATGTGATGATAATAGAAATGAATATCCTATACATTTACATGATAAGTATAATATTGCTTATCCAAATAACCTAATTATAAAAGATAATAAACATTTTATTAGTAATTTTGCTATGGGAAAGCTTATTAAGAGTAGAGGAACTGTTGTAGCTGATCATAATATTCCAAAAGAATTCATAAAAGAAATAGAAGAAACTACTCCATGGAAATTTAATAAGGATCCGTCATGAAATATTGGACCTATACCCCAGAAAATTATAAAGAACTAAATGATCAACTTAGAAGAGAGATAGATCATACTCCAAAAGGAATACAATCCCAGAAACAACCAACTAGTCATTATGATGGATATAATCATAAGAAATCAAGAAATGCAAACTATCCTGAATTCCAAATGGAAAGAGTATATAAGCCTTGGGTAGATGAACACTCTAAAATGGGATATATTGAGTATCCTCCACCTGCTATCGATAAATCCCCAGATCAAAAATATAAAATAACGTTTTGGAATGGAGCTGCTCCTTTAGTAAAACAATTTGCAAGAGAAGTTGCAGTAAGATCAGAAACAGAATTAAATTATCATATTACTGTTAGTGTTATGTGGTTTCACAGAAGGGATAAAGGTGATTATGATAATTGGCATAATCATACTCATTGTCAGTGGGTTGGAGTATATTATATAGATTTACCAAAAGGAGAAGAAACTCTTTTAATAGATTATGAAGGAAATATATTTCAACCAGAGGTAAAGGAAGGACAATTATTAATATTTCCTTCAGGATATATACATAAATCTCCTTATAGCTATAAAAGGAAAACTCTGATTTCTTTTAATTTTAATGTAGGATCAAAATATACAATAGATATGATAAATAAAGTTAAAGAAACACACCCAAAGAATTTTTTTGATAGTACAAAAGGAATAACTTCATACAAAGATTAAAATTAGTATAAATAGATATAGAGAGGTGAAATAATGGCAAAACCAAATTCAAGAGCAACATTAATCTCATATTGCAAACGAGAACTAGGACATCCTGTGATCGAAATCAATGTGGATGATGATCAAGTAGATGACAGAATAGACGAAGCTCTACAATTCTATCAAGAGTATCATCATGATTCAATTGAAAAAGTATATCTAAAACATAAGGTAACGGGATCTACTTTAACATTATCAGCTTCAGTAGCTGGTAATTTTACTGTTGGAGAAACTATTACAGGCGGAACTTCCGGAGCTACTGCAGATATCTTAACTGCTAGTGGAACTAAAATTACTTATGCTTATCTAGGAGATATAAATACTCCTTTTTCAGCTTCAGAAACTATCACAGGTGGAACATCTTCGGCAACAGCAACAATCTCTAGTATATCTAAAGGTGATGTAGAACTTGGATATGTAACAATTCCAGATCTAGTTACCAACGTTGTGAATGTATTTCCAATTAATGATACAGATACTAGTACCATAAACATGTTTGATGTTAAATATCAAATGCATCTAAATGATATGTTTTCTTTAGGATATATGGGTTCATTATTAGAATATGAAATGACAAAACAATGGCTATCTCTTCTTGATATGATTATATCTACGAGTGATAAACATTATGATTTTTCTAGACATAGAAATACCTTAAGAATAGATATGGATTGGTCTCAAGAGGTTGATGTTGATAGCTATCTTATTTTTGAATGCTATAGAATTTTAGATCCTGATACATATACAGATATATACAACGATTATTTCTTAAAAAAATATAGTACTGCTCTTATTAAACGCCAGTGGGGTACTAATTTAATTAAGTTTGAAGGAATGACCATGCCTGGCGGAGTGACCTTCAATGGAAGACAATTTTATGATGATGCAGTTGCTGATCTAGAAAGATTAACAGAAGAAGCTAGGCTCAATTGGGAAATGCCAGTTGATTTTATGACGGGGTAAACCATGGCTAGAAATGTATATTTCTCTCAAGCCGTTAAATCCGAGCAAAATTTATACGAAGATCTAATAATAGAATCTTTGAAAATCTATGGGCAAGATGTATACTATCTTCCTAGAACTATAGTTAGCCGTGATGCAGTATTAGGTGAAGACAGAGCTTCTAAGTTTGATGATGCATATATCATTGAAGCTTATATAGAAGATATTGAAGGATTCGCTGGATCAGGGGATTTATATTCTAAGTTTGGTCTTGAAATTAGGGATGAAGCTACATTCATAATTTCTAAAAGACAATGGCAAAAACTTATAGGGGTTTGGAATAATGACGTAGATTATCCTGTGCCTTATGAAGGAGATATATTATTCCTTCCAATGTCTAATAAATTATTTGAAATCATGTTTGTTGAACATGAGCAACCATTTTATCAACTATCTAATTTACCTGTTTATAAACTTCAGTGTGCTCTTTATGAATATAATGAAGAGGATTTCGAAACTGGTGTGGATGCAATTGATATTATACAAGCTACAGAAGCTTATCAAGTCACAATAGATTATTCAACTTCTAGTAATAATCACTTTAGCCAAGGTGAAACTATTACTCAGGTAGTTAGTTCAGGTATTACTGTATCTGCAGAAGTACAAACTGTAGATAAATTATCAGCAACAGGTGGAAGAATAACCGTATCTAATATTGGAGTATCTGGAATTGCTGAAGCAAGAGACTTTATAGTATCAACTACTATTCCTTTAGTAGGTGGAACATCAACTGTATCTGGATATATTACTAAAGTATATGATATAGGAGATACCTCTTCTGGAGCTTTTGTAGATCCAACGGGTGGTGGAAGTGATAACCTTGAATTTGAATTGAGCGCAGATTCAATTCTAGACTTTACTGAATCTAATCCATTTGGTGATCCTTCGGAGAATTACTAATGTTTGGTACTCATTTTTATCACGCAACCATGAGAAAATCCGTAGCGGTTTTTGGTACTATGTTTAATAATATATCTGTTATTCGTAAAGATGGTTCTGGAGGTATACTTAATCAAATAAAAGTACCTCTTGCATATGGTCCTAAACAAAAATTCTTAGCTCGTATAGATCAAGAGACAATGGAAGATGCAAGTATGGCTCTTAAATTACCTCGAATGTCTTTTGAGATTACATCCCTGGCAGTTGACCTAAATAAAAAAGAAAATAAATTAAATAAAATAACTGCTGCTCATGCTACAGATTCATATAAAAGACAAAGTATTCGAGCACAAACTCCTTATGAAATTGGGATGCAACTCAATATTCTTGCAAAGAATCAAGATGATGGATTACAAATATTAGAACAAATCGTACCATATTTTCAACCTGATTATACCGTAACTATTAAACCTATTGATGGATGGACAGATTATAAACAAGATGTTCCTATTATATTAAATTCTGTTTCTATTGAAGATAGTTATGATGGTGATTTTATTACACGAAGGGTATTAACTTATACATTAGATTTTACTATGAAAATGACTTTCTATTCCGGAATTGGGGCTCAAGGAGTTATTAAAGAAGTTCAACTTGATTGGTTTAATAAAACAAATACTTCAGAAAAATATTCAGGAGTGAATTATAAGGTTAATCCTAAAACCGCAGAGGTAGATGATACATTAGTAACAGGTACTCCAGGAACTGATGAATATAATATAGTAACTAGCTATGATCCATTAGGAGTTCCAGATTCATTTACTGCTATAGTAGGTACTGTGAGTGGAACATTTACTCAACAAGAAGTTATAACTGGAAGTCTTTCTGGTAATACTGGTGAGATGAGTGTATTCTATGCAGATACACCAGAGGGAAGTAATACTTTAGGAATTGCTATACCATCGGGTTGGTTCCAAGTTGGAGAAACATTAACAGGTAGTTCATCTGGAGCTACTGCAGTGATTGCCTCGTATACATAAATATAATATATTATTATGATTGATAAAAAACAAGCTATATCTGACCGGCTGGCCAAAAATCTTCCAGCTGAAAAAAGAAAAGAAAACGAAATCCTTAAAGATAAAAAAGAAATTAAGGATGATTATGAATTTTCACGGGCAACATATAAAGATCTTATAAGTGTTGGTACCCAATCAATGGATGCATTAGCCGAGCTCGCCCGCGAGAGCGAGCACCCGCGCGCATTTGAAGTATTATCTAATCACCTAAAATCTATTGGTGATATTACTGATAAGCTAATGAAACTTCAAAAGAATAAAAAAGAATTAACCGAAGATGATGTGAGGAGAGAAATTACTAATAACAATGTATTTGTAGGAAGTACTACAGAGCTTCAAAGAATGTTATTAGATAAGGACAATATTATTGATGTCGATGCAGAGGATTAAAAATAACGAGTTTGGATATTTAGGCAACCCTTCTATCAAAAGAGATGGTGTTGTTGCAGATTTTACTCGTAAAGAAATACTAGAATACCAAAAGTGTCAGAAAGATCCTGCATATTTTGCACGTGAATATGTAAAGATTATCTCTCTTGATGAAGGTCTTATAAACTTTGACCTATATCCTTATCAAGAGAAAATGTTTAAGCATTTCCATAAAAATAGATTTTCCATTATACTAGCATGTAGACAAAGTGGTAAATCTATATCTTCTGTTGTAT